TAAATGTGTCTTTGCCATATAGGTCGCTAATAAGTTCAAATGCGTCCTTGTGCTCTATTTGTGCGTTTTTGAGCCGTTCGGCCGCAAGCTGTATCGTTTCCGGGAGCCTTGCCCACGCTTTTGCGGGATTAGGGCTTGTAGCCCCTATACCTCGCCTATATCCGTTCTTATACTTGTTTCCGCATCCGAAGCCCTGCCAGCACTTAACCGCAAATCTTCTTGCACGTTCGATAGATAACGCCTCTTCTTCGCTCTCTACATACACCGCTGCATATTCAGCGCGTGAGTATGGTGTAGCCTCTATCAATCTGCAAAGTTCTTCTGATTGCTCCCGTATGACCTTGAAAAAGTTGTAAATATCATCGTCTAGGTCGTTCAGGATTTCGTTATATGCAGGTTCTTTATTCAGGAAAACTGCACCACTACCCAAGAACGGCTCGCAATACACCTTGTGCGGTGGTATGTGGCTCACTATCCACGGCGCTAATCGATTCTTGGCTCCTGGATATTTCAACAGTGTTTTCATAATTTATCCCCTATCGCCTTAACAACATTAACCGTTACTCCGTTTCCAGCTTGCTTGTATAATTGGCTATCACTGTTTACGAATCCTGCTCTTTCATAATAATTGTCTGTCCACCCTTGGAGGCGAAAGCTTTCTCTCGGTGTCAGTTTTCTAATTGTAAGATAGCAATTGTATTTCTTGCTCCACACCGCCCAAACGTCTTTTTCTTCATCCGCCTTTATCGCAATTCCATGTTGGTCTTGCGTTGTCAGGGTAAACATATCTTCCCCAGCTTCCTTGCACCTTCTCCCGTTTTGGCGCTTCTCTTTCCTAAACGGTGTTAGTACAGGAATTGCAATTGCTGTGGCCTCGTTTCTTCTATTTGATACTCCGCGATCTTTCGTCGTAAGACAGTTCGCAATTTGCAGCTCTTGTAATTTATTCGATGATTTATCAACGCCGAATGCATATAGTCCTGTTTTTGCGCCAACTCCGCCAGCTTGTGCGTTCTGCGTGCAAGCGATTCCGTTGCTGTCATATACTCGATGCGCTTGTGCGCCACCAATTAATTGCCTTGTACTATTTTCTCCGCCATTTCCCGTGATAGGAAAAATTTGTCGTCTACTTCTTCCTCGATAACATCCAACAACGTATATGCGCTCCCTATTTTGTGGAACGAACCATCTCGAGTTGATATTTTGCCACTCGAGATCGTACCCGAGTTGGTCCATTTCAACGATGATTGATAGGAAGTCAAGTCCTCTGTTGCTAGAAAGCATTCCCTTAACATTCTCGTAGATAATCCATGTGGGTCTATCTTTTTCTTCGAGCTCTTCCAGGATTCTAAAAATTTCTCGTACAAGGCTACTTCTTTCTCCGTCAAGCCCTGCTCGCCTGCCTGCGACTGAAAAGTCTTGACACGGTGCGCCGAAGGTCCAGCAGTCAGCTCTTGGAATATTGGTAGAGTTAACTGTTCGAATATCTCTTGCGTACCATTCTCCATTGAGGTATTCACTTTTTAAGATCTCCTTCTGTCTTTTCTTTTTATTAAGTTCGCTAAGATGAGTTCGTTGCTCTTCCGTTATGGTGTGCATAGATCTGTAACTAGCTTCCGCAAATTTATCAAATTCGCAGTGCCCTATGCATTCATGCCCCGCGAGTTCCAAGCCTCTTGTGAACCCCCCCGCTCCAGAGAAAAAGTCTATAAATTTCATACTCTATTTGCTTTCATTTCTTGAATTGGTTCATAATTAGTCATCTGCATCTCCAATTAATAGTTCCCTATCATGAATTTTGCTAACTCCTGATACTCATCTTCTGTTAGCATTGCTCTTTTGAGCGGTGTTCCGTCTTTGTCAAAGGTCCTTATTTCATATCCCGGTTCTTTTCCATACCAAGATATTTTTACAAGTTTCTTTTTTCTGCCCTTGCTATCTGTCGATAGTGTGGCTAGTTCTTCTATGATTTTGTAGTCCATTTGCTATTCCTTATTAACTGCCTCTTTAATGCATCAGCACACGCCTTACATAAAACGTGCACCTCTTGCTTTCCTTCTGAATTTTCTAGTGTAAGTATTTCTCGCTTTTCTCTTGCGGTACCGCAGCCGCAGAGTTCACAGTAGTTTATATTCATTGCTTCTCCTATATGTAGTGCACGTCAATCCCATACTGTCTAGCTGCCGTTTCTTCAATTCGGCAGCCTCTAGCTTCTAGCCAATCATGCGCGAATACTGCCATATCTGCAGTAGATAGTAGTTTTAATGATTCCGCCAGATAGTATAGTGATTCCGATTTCACGTTCTTATTTTTGATTTCTTTTTCAACCTTGTTTTTATCTAGCACCGAATCTATAAATGTAGCCGCAGGATTAATTTCTCTCTTAATTCTTTCTTTAATCATTGTTCTTTCTGCAGCTATCTCTACATCTGTTTTGCCAGCCATCGGCTGCGAGATAAAAAATAGTTTAGGCAGCTTTGTGTTTATTTTTTCTTCAATGTATGCATCCATTGTTATTTCATCGTTTGTTTCGTAACTCATGCTTATCTCCTTAAAACATTTCTGGTTCTTCGCCTTCCCTGGCGCGTAGTTTGTCGTATTCTTCTTCTCTAGCGTTTATCTCCGCTTTTAGGTTTTCATTAACTTGTTCAATCATCCTTCTTGTTGTAATGCTTACTTTTTTAGCAACATCTTCATTTTTAGATATTGTTCTTTCAGCAGCTCTATTTGCATATACCAGCATTCGCATTTTTTCTCTTCCTTCTGGGTCATATGTGCAGCGCCAATCATTACAGTATTCGCATTCATTACAACATTTACCACAGATGGTACCCTTAATTCGCCTGCACCAACAAAACGACCTGTTGTCATTTGGTGTTCCGTGTTCGTGTCCGCACCTGTCACACACACATCCTACGTTTACCATCTTTTCCTATCTACTTCCTCTAGGATTCCTGTTATTTCTTTTCTAACTTCCTCTAGCTCCTCATAAGTCATTCTGAGGTAGCCATTTGACGCACTCAGAATTAAGAATTCATCTTTATTTGCTACATAAGCGATTCCTTTTTGCATAGACTCATATGTTAATGTGTCGTCTATTGAATCTGCCTTGTGCAGAATTTGATTTACATTCAGATTTATACTTGGGATGGTTGTCGTTGATTTCCATCTACTCATAAATAATTCCTTCCTATAAGAATCATCCAGTCATTACGCGCTTGCTCTCTGGTCATTCCCTCGTCTATCTTTTCTTCTTCGTATTTCTTTTGATAAAAGCGTCTTAGTTTAATGTTCTCTTCTTGTGCCCACTCACTGCAGTTCATATGTAGCTCTTCGTGGTGCTCATGGCACACATCTACTTGAAAGCCTAGGTCTATACTTATCTGGCGATTAGATCCACCAAATATCTCGTGCCTTTCAGCGTAAGGCTTTCCGCAATACGCACAGAATCTACTTGCTTTATCCTTATATCCGTTTTGCTTCTTCTTTTTCTTCCTAGTCTGTGGCTTTGGAAAGGCGCACGTTTTGTAATACTCCATCATTTGGCTAGTCTCCTAATCGAATGTAATTGTTTGCAATTCTTCATCGCTCCAAGGTTCTATATTTGACAACACACTTTTTTCTTCGCATACTTCTAGTTTAGGTTCTTCGCGATTAATGAATTCTCTAGTTATAGCTGATTCGGATACAATTCCTTTAAAATATTTTCTTCGTCTTTCAATATCCATGTCGCGCCTCTCTTTGTACAGCTACCTTGCCATCTATGCGTTTGAGATTTACATACCCATCTGATGTTGTTATTTTCGCTCCTGCAATCGTGCCGCTATCGACCATTTCACGCGCTAGCTTAATCACCTTGATAATGCAAGGTTCAATAGATTTAAACTTGTCCACGTTTAACCTCGCTTTTATCTGCACCCTAGCGCATACAGAAATATGTGCAGCGTAGGGAATAGCAGCGCTAGGCAGATAGTTCCGATTAAATTTATTACCTGGAAGTTACCTTCCTCGTCTGAAAATATGGCTTTGAATAATTCTTTATTACTCATTACATGCTCCTGTTCTTGTAGATTTTGTCTGCTACATCCCCTGCAAAATACTTTTTACTTCTTCCATCCGGCAAGCATTCAACGCCATACATCAGGTCTCTTACACTTGCACGGCTAATTTTTAGATATCTTGATATATCTGATATAGTCGGAAAGCTACCATATTCTTTTTTAAGATCGTTTAATATTGCTTGCCTATTCATTTCTTTATTCCTCTTCGTGTTTGGATCTTTCTATATCAAATCCATCTGGGTATCTTAGCTTTAACTTTGCTAGGTTGAGTTTTGCAACCGATTCTAGCGGTACACCTGCGTTATATGCGGTGATGGATAAATACCAAAGAACATCGCCTAGTTCATCAATTAGTTCTCCCACATCTGCATCGTGCTTTCTAAATGTAGCCTTATTGATTTTGCCTACTACTTCTCCGATCTCTTCGCACATTCCCATTACAGATTCGATTACGCCCACTTCTTTTCCTGTTCGCAGCGTTTCGTGCTGATAGTCGTTTAACGTCATTCTCTGTTCATAGTTAATCTTTGCGATTAAGAATCTCGGTAGTTCTTCTTCCGGGATATCCTGAATATCTACGCGTAGTGCCTTATCTCCGTATGATAAGAGCACTTCATCCTTATCTGGTGTAGCGATTATCATATCGAGGTCCTTGCATGTATCCATTGCGTGTAGGGTGTCTCTTATTGCTGTACAGATAATTTGTCTTGTGGTGTTTGTATCCATTATGTTTTTCTCCTATTTTTTGAGTTGTTTAATATATAATCTCCTTACAGGCTGTTGTAGTAGCCGAGTTTTTAGAAAGGAGATTGTTTAAAATGGCTTATGATTATGAACTAACTTTGCAAATTGCTAAAGATATCACCGTTGCAGCGATATCTAATTCACCATCCGTACTTGCCGATAGGGATGCCGGTGTATTTATTGGTGAAATGTTTACAGCAATTCACGATGCTGTTGTTAAGGCTAACAAGGATGCTATTTCTGAAAATCAGAGACTCTCTTATTAACCTTTAATCCTTAGTTTGACAAAAGGCTCGACCAGCTGTGCAATTTCTCTCGTACACGCACCCTTTGATAGTTGAGCCTTAATTTCATCAGCCAGCAGCTCTTGTATCTCGGTAACAATTTGAGCTTCTTTTAGTACGTAATCTGAAAGAGTTATATTTTTTCTTACACATCCAGAATTCCTATTAGCCGTTAATTCTTCAATTCTTTTTTTGGCATTGTGTAACTCTTCTCTTGTACGAGCTAATTCACTCTTGGTTTCTTCTAGCGTTTTTTCTGTGGCTCTTAATTTGATGATTGGTGCTTCCATTTCATTTTTCCTTTCTTGAACCTCTTCAGTTTTATCTGTCTACATGAAATACTTTCAAGTAGAGATTAAAAAAAATTAAAACTTAAACTCATCTATTGAAATCCCGCATAACTTTGCGATCTTTAAAGCGTCCTTCATTTTGACTTTAGAGAAGTCATTCTCCCATGAATTATAAGTTTGTGTAGAGATTCCGAGCTTTTCAGCCATTTCTGCTTGAGTTAGACCGAGTCTAGCCCTTAACTCTTTTAGCGAGTATTTCATATTTACCTCACCGTTCCTTTCTTAATATTGAATCCTTATTGTCACAACCTTACATGAAATTATTTCAAGTGTCAATAGCTTATTTGAAATTATTTCAATCTTTTTTGTTTTTTTATCAACTTTGCTTGATTTTATTTCTACTTCGTATATAATGAACGCACACATCAACTAGTTAGGATTAAGGAGTTGTTTATGGGCTTTTCAAATAATATAAGATTTTTAAGAAAGCAAAGAAACCTAACTCAGGAAGAGCTTGCGGAGATGGTCGGTTATAAATCCTTTACTACTATTCAGAAATGGGAGACAGGCGACTCAGAACCTAACATGGGAGTATTGAGGCAACTTGCCGATATATTTCACCTTTCCATCAGTGAATTAGTGGAAACAGATTTAGAGAGCAAAGTAACCTCTCGCCCTCTTCCATCTAACATCATTACTCCTGCTGCGTACGCAGTTCCTATCCTGGGAACTATTTGTGCCGGCAGTGGTATTCACTGCGAAGAAAACTTTCAAGGTCACTTCTATGTGGATCATACTATAAAAGCCGATTACTGCCTTAAAGTTAAAGGTGACTCTATGATTGATGCTGGTATCTATGATGGTGATTTTGCATTCATTCGTAAGTCCTTTGATTATTCTGATGGAGATATTTACGCTGTATGCTGGGGAGCAGAGGAATCTGCATCACTTAAAAAATTATATAAGATG